ACATCTTTTTCAAATCATATAACACGGGATCCATTTCTTTCATGTGACGTATCTTCATATTCCCCTTCAATGATACTGAATCAGCACTTGTTATGACATTTGTATTGCCCATATCTAGTACCGGTCGCATTATCAGTTGGAGAAATACAAACCATGAGTTGAACTCCTCCTCACGCAAACCATTCACCTCTATCTTAATATCGGAGAACCTTCGGATTATCTTGATTGACTTCTTTTTCACAATAAATATATTCCATTTTGCACGAGAGCTCGCATCATGCAATATTGAGTATTCATTCTGTAACGGCGCCATGATTCGGTATTTATTCATGTCATGTAAGTATATGCCTTTGATTTGATTGTAATGCAGTGTACTGCTATCGGCCTCAACTCGCTCTAATATACCAGCGGTAATAAACTTGTTGATATACTTACGGAGCTCCAAGAATTTGGCAGTCGTCGTCTTCTTTTTCAAATATATGAACATGTTTATATTGCTGAAGTGTGCGTTCGATATAGTTATCAGCTCTAATGGTCGAGTCGATACAATAGATTTAAAACCGTTGATTGATGATATTATAGGCATGATATTATCATTGAGTACTTTAAAAATAGTGTCGAACATAAGCTCTGACCCATCGATCCATTCACCCATGATTTTATAATTACCTAACTTGTTAATCTGTAGTACCGCTTTTCCATATTTGGGAATCTTAATGTGGTATTGTATCGTATTTAATGGTACATGCCGGTAATCGACCTCGGCATTCTTGTATTTTTTAATGAGTGTTATTTTATTTGACTCAACGGATGTGTTGCATATGGACACATCTATTAATTCATTCAGCTCAAACATATCAAATAGATTTCTCAAAACTACGTTATCGTCGGTATTAATGTATCGCGATTTAACAGTGACATTGCTGTTTGTAATATTCATCTTGATAATTTGCTCGTCAAAGTTGGGGACACTATCTAGCAATAGGCTTCTCTCCATTGTAAATTGTTCCACCAATTTCGACCGATGTGGGTGGATATGCGGGTATTGGATTTTGATTATGGTGGGGTCTTTGAGATATTCTTTAAAAATGGACATTGTCATCATGGGAAAGTATTTAATTATAAATCCCCAATATATCAGCTCATATGCGTATGAATCATTCATGATGACATGTCGTATTGACTCGTAGTTTTGCTGGTTTATGAAACTGTCGAGGTCAATGATGTTGATTTCACACACTTGGTATTTGCTGATTATTTGATCGATAGTCATATGTTCATTGGATTCTACTCGAATGATCTCTTTAGATGCATACCACATGGCGTCGACGGGTATATCTTCTATCACCGTTTCAATATATAACACATCATTGATGCTGATTGGCTGATATGCGTCATGTTTGATTCGATAATTCAATTGATATGATTTCTCATTGAATAAAAACCACATATGTTGTCGGTACGGGGGGATACCGGTTTCCACAAATACTTTTTGCTTAAATGTATGGATGGTGTCACTTTTGAATAACATCATATCCGCGATATTGACGCCTTGTGATAGTCGCGTGGGCTTTTGAACGAACTTACCGTCGGTCAGATTCGTGTCACGCTTCGTTGTGCTTACATGGATATCACTCGAACTATTAGCTGAGTGTGTGATGTTTTTAATATCCTCATCATCGAACGTTAATGTCATATCATCGACAATCAAATCATCGTAGTCAAAATCGTCAAAACCGATTACGTCGCCGACGTCGTCCCCATCGTCACCACCATCGATTTCGTCAGCATCACCACCGACACCGACGTCGACCCCATAGACCGCTGACGACGTAATGTCAATACTGTAATGCTTCGACAACCGCCCAATGACCTCGGACGACCACTTTTTATGGTCGCCAGATAATGTTGAACGTATACTATCCGGCGTGTTATGTGGGATGAATACTAGCTTAGACGATATTGTTTCCAAGTCACGTTGCACGACATTTAATATGATGGGAACATTGAGTGCCAATGAATCAGGCATTTTTATACTACTGTGTATATATTAAGTGTGCAAACCTTCTGTAAAAGGTAACCGATATTAAAAATGGGATCATGTATGTGCGGGCTAGTGATCCTGTGCATAATACTTATCGTATGTGCAATTGACCACCACTGTGGTTACATATCAATGTTCACGACGCGGTCAAAAATCGACATGCGCAATTATCCAGTTGTGCAAAGTATGCATAATTCACCAGAGGCTGCAGATATGCTTGCTAAATTAAATCGCGCGAACCTCACCGTGATTAAATATATGAAACAAAAATATAAAGGAACCGTGCATGAGAAACATATAAACAGACTTGATCAACGATATAATCCAGATGTGTTGGGCGAACACATACCAATTGGCAAAAAAAACACGAGCTATGTCACGGACAAGGGGAAAAAAATTCGATTTTGCCTGAGGCCTGAGTATGATCGCAGTACAATACATGATTGGAACATATTGGTCTTTGTTTCAATGCATGAGATATCACACATAATGAACATTACCATGGGTCATGAATCAGATTTTTGGAGCACTTTCAAATTCATATTGTCAAATGCTGTAGAAATTGGTTTGTACGAACCAGTCGATTATGATCAGTACCCCATCGTTTATTGCAATTTAGAAGTGACATATAACCCACTATATGATGATTCATTGGCGAGTGTTGTGTAATTGCTGAAAAAAAGCCATATCGAAACTATGTAGCTTACGCAGTATGTGCAGGCACACTTTCCAATATGCGGTCCAAGGCTTCTTTTTTGTCATCCGTGAAATCTGTGACGAATGCGTATTCTATGATACTATTTTACTACTGGTGAATGCTGAAAGATGGTTACATTCGCACTAGTACGTATTTATCACGGGTTGTTTGGCGGTGTTACATGCCCACCCATGTGATTCCATCACGCTATTCCGATTCATCTGGTTTATCACCCGTGCCTTTAGATTCATCAGCATTTGTTTCATCCGTTTTGGGTGCGCATTTGCTCACACGGGGGGTGCACTGTTTTCTCATATATGTTTGTATCGGTGTGTCGTAGAATGTCTTGGGTGTCCAATTCTCGGAGTACTCTATCGCCAATTTCTCAATATCGTCCAGCACACACTCGAGGTCATTATCAATGGATATGTATGTCAACGTACCGTCGGTGCCACTGGATGATAACCCTACTGCGTTTGTTCGTTTGTGCTGCAGTATTAAATTGTGTTCGAAGTCACGAATGATGGGTATCCATTCAGTCATGTCAGTCATATTATGCTCTACGTCAGTGAGTTCAATTAGTTGCTCATCATCATGTTTGCATTTGTCACATATTGATAGTTTATATGTTGTTGAGTATTTGACACTGTCACTAACAGTACCACAATCCGAACATGACCCATTATACGTGATTCCGTTCACAACGTCCGGTACATTTGCAGTATCGGAGATACGTTTTTTGTAATTCTTTCTATATTCTTTGCTTAATGTTACGTGTTCTTTGATGTGCCGGGGACCAATTGTAACAACTAACTGGTTATCTAATTTGATGTCGCGCTGCTCTTCTGATAAGTCATTTGGATCATCGTTTGCTGGGTTTCCCACGGCTGACTTAGGTGAGTTGATATTTTTAATGTTAGTCATGGTATATCACATCTGATTAATTGGTTTAATATTATTTCTGCAGACAGTGCCGTGGCAATTATGATGGTGGTACATTAATGTGTTTTATGGTGCCTCTATTTCCACTTATTTCCCGGTAGGCTCTCACCAACCGCACGATGCCACTACCTAATACGATAAGTGCAATTATGGTTATAACTGCCCACATAACCACCACGAGTGTATCGGCATCGATGTCCAATATGTCAGAAAGTGTGTCGGCCGCTAAGTCTATAGCACCACCGATCGCACTCTTAGTGTCTTCCCTGAGATCATGTATGAACGTACCACCATATGAGCTGTGGACCTTCATGGTCCCGGTGTTGATGACCTCATCACTTGCGTATTTATCTATGCCATGTTCGGTGGTATCAATTAATGCCTCACCTGGTGTGTTAATATTGGTTACTGTCCATACGTATCCATCCAATATTGTACCAGTGGATACAGGTTGTACATCTCCTTCATCTACTTCACTTACTGCACCGAGTTCGATACCATCACCCTTCGCCAGTTTCGTTTTTGGGTCATATTTGATAAGTACAACATTTGATGATACCGGTAGATTAGTCACTACTCGTTTTGCTATATATTCTGGTAGAACGGTTTCGGCCAACCTTGCGACTGATGAGACAACTTTAATTGACGTTACATTATATGTTTGGTCTACCTTGTCTTCGTAGTTTATATATGATTGGATTGCTCTATATACACCATATCCAACAACGGTACTCGCAGCCATCACACCAAGTGTAGTCTTAAACGTTTTCTTGGCGGTCATTTTAGTGCTATTCTTGGTACCCTTTTTAGCACCACTTTCTATAAACATGTCGGCAATATCACCACCAACATCCCTTGATGATTTTTCACCCATATCTTTCAGCCCCTTCTTCGCCACATCTTCCGTCAGTCCAGGTGTGTCTTTGGCTAACTGTATGGCCGTCTTTTCCAAACCCTCCTCTACGGTGTTCTTTATTCCCGTGAGACCAGCTCTGCTGGCAGTTTTGCTGACACCTGGTACTAACAAGTCATCCCCCACCTTGGTGGATATGGTTGCCAATTTATTCACAGAATTTTTAGACACCTGTTTCACCGTGTCCGCTGATACGCCGAATGACTGCTTTGTAAAGATCTTGCCCAAATCTGTGAGAAAACTAAATCGACCCATACTTTAACAATTTGCTGGTAATAATATGCTTACAATATATGTATATAAGTATAAGCATATTTTATATACTGTCATAATGGGTTTAGTTGGTGCACTCATCACATTGATTATGATATTTATAATTTGGAAAGTATCAGTGTTTCTTTGGAGATATACTGCAATATCTGGCAAGGTTAACAGCGTTGTCAATCTGACCGATTTCCATAATGCGTTCACAAGAAAATATATTAAATTCGTACAAAACGACAAGGTGTATCCGATATTCAAACAGTATCATGACAGTATGGATAAGTTTTGGAAAGTTGATTTTATCAAAGAAACGTACGATAAGTGGGTCGAGTTTGAGAAGACCGTGTGGGAAAGCGATGCTGGCACGAAGTTTATCGACAAATACCACACATTTATAATTTGGTTTGGTAAACAGATAGATGAGAGCCCGCCGATTACGAATGCTGAAGAATGGCTTGAGCGAACTAAATGGAGATGGGTTAGCGCTTTGAAGCTCACTGATGGCTCCACCGGTGGTGGTGGCGAAGGTGGTGGCTCAGCATCAGAGGAAACTTGCGGTAAATACAAGTTGTACAAAGAGCCAGCGGATATTACTGCCGAAGATCTGTTGGGTGGTGATGAGGAGGGTGGCATCTTCGAGGACTTACTTGCCGGCATAAGTAACCCTGAATTCCTGAAGATACTTGGACTGGCTGGTGCCATACAAGCATCGCCATCGATATTCAAAGCGGTTACACGCGGTGTGACAAAAAAGATCATTGCGATCACGACCACCACCAGCACAGCCGTTAGTGTGAAGATATTGAAGAATGTTGGAATGAACGCTATCGGGGGGAGCATAGGGAAGGCTGCACTCAGAGGAATAGCGCACCACACATTTAAAACCGGTCTGAAGTCTGCCGGTAAACTGGCGGCAAGTGGTGCGAGGATGTTTATACCTGGACCACTTATGATATTAGAGCTTGCTAGCATCACACTTGACGTGGTCGATCCATATGATTTCAATAAATTGGAGGAAACCGATAATGTCATTAGCCAAGTTGACCAAATGATATATACGGAGTTTTTAGCTAAAGGATTACAGTACCCACCAATTGTTGGTCCGATTGAAAAACTCCATTCCATACTCGAGTATGAGTTAGAATTGGAGAAAGAGCTGGCTAATATTGTGGCAGAAATGGGCGTTCTCCCATCGATCATGGCGGATGCTGATGCTATGGAATTTAAAAACTGCGATGAACTGGATGCATATATTGAAAAGCGACTTGATGAGAGTTTGGACATGGACGCAATCGCATCACGTGCTGTAACCAATGTATGCCTTGCAAATGATGGGAAGATGGTTGGAGAACATTGTAGATTTGTTGACCCCGTGAAAGGGTGTGCAGACTTTATGAGAATCAGCAATGCTATTGTGTATAGCGTTACCAAAAAAGACTGTATAGTACTCATGGATGCTATAAAAAACGACGTGTGCGATAATAACTATGGGTTAGTATTTGACCAAGATGGTGGACGGTGCAAGTGGTCCTCTCAATCATGCCGGGCGAAGGGTGGGGATTGGAATAATGGTAAATGTAATGTATCTGATGAACAAGCAATTGCCGAACTCATATTTGGCACAACGGTCGTGCGATCATTTAAAACAGCGACCAGCGGAAATTATAGCAGACCAATTACTAACTTCAAAGATGCGTTACCCACATGGGGCGTTAATCTTGATTTTATCAAAAGGATGTCAGAATGTCGATTCTGGCGGCCATATTGCGAATACTCAACGGATGGTGGGTGTGAGTGTACCACCGAATGTGATCCGAATGCGTACGTTGAATCGGATAGGCCAAGGAAGAAAATGCCCATGAGTTACTGCCGAACTGTGAAGTACAGATACAATAATGTAAAGAATTTTAAAGATTGTCGATGGGGTCGCAATAAGGGGCGTCGTGAGTTATATGATTGTAATTGCTATGAAACTAATGATAACTCACCTACTAAGTGCGAATATACTACAAGTGGTGAAAGGTATTGTTATAAAATTCCTACAAAGGTGCGTCGCGATGGTGCCGTCAAAGATTGTGATCATAACATTGCACAGCGCATCGACAGCCGCGGAACAGGTGGTGCCAAGTGTTTTATTTCATATGATGGTGGGTACTCTGATCAGGAAACCAACTTGGATATGTGCTACCCAAAAGAGCCACCTGCGATATATGGTGGTAAACACGGTGAGTGGACACATGTCAAATACTCCCGCATATACGATTTTGATGATGCACCAACACATACGAGAACAACAAACTCACTTACATACGCTAAACAATACGCGAGCGCGCATAACTACACAGGGTTCATGCGCAGAGGCGGCGACTACGATGGTCCTGCGGAAACTGTGTTTGTTAAGAGCGTCCCACCAGGTATTGATACATCACCAGACAACGGTACCGAATGGTCGTCATACGGCAAGGACCCATGCATCAGAGGCTCGCATGACATACCCGGTGCTCAGTGTTCAAATGTGGTATCACAGGCTGACCAACAAGCGATAGCCAGCGCATTCACAAAAGTCACGGGCCGTCCGGATTATATCCACGGCATTGACAAATATAATACATTTAGCGGACTCTCGCGGTTGGAATGTGCACTGAAATGTATCGAGAGCCCGTACTGTGGTGGATTTATAAGTAACGCCGGTACATGTGACGTATATCCAGCAACTTTGAAAGCTGAGCACGTTAGTTCAGAACATACTTGGGGCTGGGACACACATATTCGGAATCAATGATAATCGTATTTTATACGAATGTATTATAGTATAATTTTAAAATTAGATCACTGTAATATATACATATTATGACCCTTGCGTCTGAGCACAAACAATTGTTGGAGGCGTTTGAAGAATATAAAATCCAGTATGACGCACTGACTGGGCCAAAAGGTAAGAAAGTGTCAGCTGGTCGGGCCCGTAAGCAGCTCATGGCGATCAAGAAACTGGCTCACTCGTTGCGTGGATCTGTGTCTGATTACAAAGACAAAATGAAGTAGTTGCCAATGATTAACGTCGTATTTTTTGAACCGGATTTTAAATTTGAATATACGTGAGTTGTATATATAATCATGGATTCGCAGCGTATGAACACAACCACCATCCGTGAAATATCCACGTCACTTACCGTGGATAAAACCGATGCGCTCTTAGATGCATTGACGAATGACTTGGATGACACCGATATGGTGACGTTTACTCCAGGTGTGCCTACACAGGAGGATCTGGACTTCATTGACACCAATCCTAATCCAGTTGCTGAGGCGCATAGTGATTCGTATGACTCGTGTGAAACTGACGAACATAGTGATTCGGATGGCGAATTTGTGAGAAGCATCGCATTGAAAAACCCGCATGCGGTTGGTGACGATGGAAGCATTGACTTTGACAAAGTCGACGAAACCAACGACATACATGATAGCGATTCGGCTAGCAACACCAGCCAAAGCGATTCGGACGACGACTGTGAAGAACCGAGTGACGACCAAAATTGCAAAAAAGAAGAACTACGATTCGAAGAACAGCAACGCGATAAACAAACACCGGGCGGTGGCAGGTCGCGTCGAGTTAAAAAGCCACGCCGTTTTAAACCGGGTACAGTAGCACTTCGTGAGATTCGTAAGATGCAGAGGGGGTGTGATTTACTCATTCCAAAGTTGCCATTTCAACGATTAGTGCGAGAGATCACGCATTATTATAGGGATGACATACGGTTCACTGAGGATGCATTGGAAGCTATACACGAAGCGTCGGAAGCGTATTTGATTGAATTGTTCGCAAATACCCAACGCGTTGCAATTCATGCTCATCGAGAGCAAATTGAACCACGTGATATGCAGATTGTTTGTTTATTGCGAGAAAGTAATCGTCCTATTACGTATTGATCAAAATGTATCAATCTATTTTACCTGTTGGTACCGGGCGCTTCATACTTGATCGTAATATATATTCAACAAGTATATGGTTAAATTCACCTATATTTGAAATATCCCAGTGCGAAAACAACCCACTGTTATACCATATGTTATCTTTCCCTTGCTCTAATCCGACCATCTTGGGTATGTCAAGTTGAATGGCTGACTTTGTGTATCGAAGGTTGTGGTCCCATCTATATATTTTTTGTGCTACGATTGTGTTATCCGGTAACGTCGCGTTTAACTGATCCATTACATTACCAAGTATCAGTTCGTCATTAGTATCCGGGCCATGGTAACCGTATGCAACGATGTGGTAAATATTACTACCAGGAACATGCCGTACTATGTAACCTACAGTTTTGTTCTTGGTATTTTCTGAAATAACGTCATTATATATCATGATGTCAGTCATAGGCGGTGGACCGCCAGTGACCGTGAATACCGCGCTGAAATAGTTGGTATGTTCTATGGCGCCCTCCAATATATGTGACAATGGGTGATTTATCTTTGATGGGTCGCACGAAATGATAATTATATCGAATTGCTTGACTGCCCCACCAACCAACGTTATCTTCTTTTTTTCGACATTTGCGGCATTGGTATTATAGAATTTAACGCCTTTCGCCGATAGGTATCCTTTAATACCATTCATCAACTTATACACATCCAAAATATACATCACATTATCATTTGATAATGCGTTTACTAACCCAGTTACACTGTGATATAGTGGGATTTGTGTAACTGGTCCATATCCGGTCAATGAGTAGTTGAGGAGACCAGGTGTTCGTAAAATATCTGGCGATACACCGTTGCTATTGGCCCATGCACTGATAGACTTGCTCCAAGAATTTTTAATAGTTTCATATGGTAACTCACCCAATGTTGCGATACTTTTAACATCTTCTGGTCGAGAGTAGGTGACGTCATTCTGATAAATAACATTTGACGGCTTCATTCCGAAACGGTTGGCAACTGATAATAGATTCGGTGCGGTATGAGCACGACTAGTAGCACCTACTGCACCGATATTAATGTTTACACCATCGAACTTTACTGACTGAACCTGACTGTCGTCAAGTCGGCCATACACTTCTATCTTCCGATACCCCCTATCACATAACTCCAGTGCCATCAATATACCGGCCGGACCGGATCCGACGATGGCGATTGTTGGTTGTTTAATATTCCAAACAAACGTACTCGCGACAACAATAATTACGATGATCATTATGATAATCGATCCATAACACGTAACGTTATGAATTCTTTTCGCGGTTGCATCATTCATCATAGTATTCTATATATGTAAAAAATTAATCCATTCATTCATTCATTAACCGTGATTGCGATCGTAAATTCGCATTCTTCGGATGTGCTATGAATGATGCGCGAGATCGCTTGGTGGAATCGATTCGTACGTGGCTTGGTGTATTCAACGTCAGGGTGCTGTGATTGGGAAGAAATAACAACAGACGAATCGGGTTTGCTCACCACTACGATATTAATTTCGCGGGTGTCTTGGTTATACCAATATTTGAGCGACGTGAATGTGGATAGCCAAACGTTGGTTGGGGTATCGCAGTTACGAGATACATCGGTCCAATCGACGCATTTGCTATATTGGATGATTCGACCCATGATATATCTTCCTAGAAATTTAAACTTAAGTATGACCTGGGTTGCGATATGGCTACATGACTCAAGTTTGAATATTTATCACACCATATAACGCGGCGACCGGTACGGCAACCATGAGTATGTATGACCCTGATGATCCCATTGACCCTCGTATCATTAAAGAAAGCATTGATGCAGAAGCGCTTCGCAGGTACCGTGCGATATCGAACAGCGCGTGGTATGTCCAACCAGATCATGCACCAGTCCGATACGAGGGTCCATTTGCGGCAAGCTGGCTTGCTAGAACAAACGGCACTGATACACCGACGCAGTACAGTACATTAAGCGTATTGCCAACGTGGCTGTATTGGCTCATCAAAACCTATTGGCTAAGCATTAGTGATTCGCATAACATATGGCTGGCAGGTGTTGCCGGGCGTATGTACCCCGACTTCCAATTCAACCCACAATTAGAGCCGAAGTCATATCAATTGTGGTTAATGCGACAGCCTGCCAAGTGGCATGGTCGGGCACGACGAGTGCAACCGATACATGTGGTATACAGCGGTGCGTATGTCGCACCCTCCTGTCCACGCACTGATAATCATACACGGATGCACATCGGGCGGTATGAGTCATACACCAACCACATGCGACAATATTACCACTATGATAACCATACACGGATGCACATCGAGCGGTATGAGTCATACACCAACCACATGCCACAATATTACCACTATGATAACCATACACGGATGCACATCGAGCGGTATGAGTCATATATTTGCCAAGTGGTTGAGGCAGTCACGCCTAGCAATGGTGTTCTCGATGCAATTTCACAAATCATCGAGAAGTTCAGTAATCGACCACTGATCCGCAGACTTACCGTAGTAGCAATGCGAACTCAAAGTAATAGCACCGAAGCAACATTGCGGATGGCGATGGGTGGGTCACACGTGAGAGGGCGCCGACAATCGCCATCCGGTCACAACTCTCGTCAACAGCGCAATGTGCAAAAGAGAGACACACCCCCGCGACACCAACGCAGTAATCGCAGACATTTCAACAAAGCATACGGTCGAAAGCGTTAAACACATGTATTCAAGTTTAATTTTTTGGGTGAGCAGTGTTCAAAACTCAAAAAGGGTGGCACGCATTGCATTTGATGGCGCAACCCATCTTTATCACACACCACGCCGATGGCAAAATCGGAATCACCTAACTGGGGAATGCCAACCGTCGCAATTTCGTCCAACATATACATATGGGGGACGCGGGTGGTAAATATACCATGAACAGCATCTACGCCGACATGCGACAATATTACCCTAACTTGCATACACCCTTTGGTCAATAATCATAACATCTGGACACAATCATCGTCGACCGCATGTGTTGAAGACGATAAAGGATCGTAATGAATAAGTTTGAATTTTTATGCTCCAATAGTCGTACGATGTCACTCCCGTCCGATAATGTTACCATTCGTGCGATCCTGGAATTTGTGATAAGTAATATATTTGATTGGCACAATGTGCGGCAGATTTGCAAAAAATGGTTCGATATGATAAATGGACTTGGAATGGTCCGTGGGGTAACTGCAATTGACTGTTATAATTCTCGTCGTCGATGGGACGGTGCAGGCACGCACGAGATTATGGTTACTAATGCCAACTCACTATCATGTGGGGTAAATATGCTTCGCATATTGGGCCCACACAAGCGAACATGGATGTTCGAAGCAACATGCATGAACTTTTTCAAACGTATTACTATCGATCATGAATACCATATTCATTCACTGGACGTCAGCAAGATATGCATCGACCAATGTACCTTGAGCTTTATGCCCAACTTGAAGAGTCTTAAAATATCGGCATGCTGTAGAAACAGCACTAGTTACCCAGAAGCCTGGGAGCGTTTTCCCAGAAGCTTGGAATCGTTGACGATAACTCCAAGGTGCTATATTCACACGAATACGGCGTGGTGTAATAAATGGGGGCCACGCTGGGAGAATTTGACAAACCTGCGCGAACTGCATATTGGACGTGTGAGCATTATTAACTGGAACACATTAGTCGACGTTCATCACTGGGCCCGGCTAACTTCTATCACCATTGACGAGGGATTCCACCCATGCTTGATTAATTTGAGGCACTTGAAGCACTTGGTCATCAATCTGTGCGATATCAAGGACATTAGAAGAATGCGTGATGCATTCTGGTCGGCTGAACATTGGCCCAACATTCAAACGCTGCATGCTGTCGATGTTAATGGTGGGGTGTGGCGTTTGTTAAAACCATGAATGGTGTGATTTGATTTTTTATCATGTTGTATAACAACGATTTCGGATGTGTTGAGAGTTGCGATAATTATTATACTACCATTCGCAATCGGTTTGGTATATTGGTATCATTAATTTGAAAAAGGGCCCCAAAAAAAGATGATAGAGAAATATAATAATTGCAGATTATAATTAATTCAAATTTTGGGGTGATTCAGGGTACTGCCCAGGCGGTGACCGGTAGTGCCGTTGATAGTCGAAGACGGGTGTTTAACCATATGTGGTAATAGTAGGTTCACGACGATGCTGAATATTTTTTGTAATAAAAAAAATAGTTGACCATAGTATATATATATTCATTGCACGTTCTTTCCGAAACTTAAACAAGTATGTCTTCGGGAGGTATCTTCACTTTGATTTCCAATGATGGTAAACAGGACTCTATTCTTATGGCCACCACCTTGCTTCAGCAACGTCTCGCCGAGATTACCGCCGAACGTAAGGCTGCTAACAGAGTCGACCCTACACCAACTTTGTTGGATATTGAACGGACACACGTTCTATTTATGAATGCACATTTTAAACCATTCGCGGCTATCGGGTTCGAGTATAACAAGGTGACTGTCGCAAGCCCCACTTTGGGAACCGAACTGATCTTCTCGATCCCACAATTCGGTGATTTCTTTTGCGACATGGCGCTTAACGTTCGTTTTAACCAGCTTACGTATGCTCCAGGCAATGATGCCCCCAACCAAGACGTGTTCCGTTACTGTGACTACCCTGGAGAAAGACTTATGCAGCGATGTAAGTTTGAAGTCAACGGAAACCCACTTGATGAATACACTACCGAAGCGTACCAATACTATCGCCAAACCAAGGTTCAGCCCAACAAGGAAGCTGGATACAACCGATTAGTCGGCCAAGAAGCCCCACACGAAGCTCATCTTGAACAGCAATCACTTGTTCAACCCAACACCCGGGTTGGGCTCGATGTGTATGATGGTTACCAAACCCCCAAAGGCTCACACGATGCATTGGACGTTATGGTGCCTCTTCTCTTCTGGTTCAACATGGACTGCAGACTTGCCATTCCGTCCGTCGCTATTCCATACGGACAAAGATTTATCAAGATCACATTGGCTAACTCCACTGAATTGGTCGAACTCGTCTCCCCACCAGGAGCCAACAACCAAGACGACGGCGTGCTGGGTAATCTTACCATTGCGGAGTGCACGTTATATATTAACAACATTTTTGTTAACCCTGAGGTCCATGACATTTTCATTAGACGCATTGGTTTCACATTAATCCGCGTCCACAAATTCCATGTACAGAGATTGAGCAACTCCACTGAAGATGTTCTCTTGCAACAACTTAAGTGGCCCATCGAATACATGACAGTTGGATTCCGCCCACTTGAAAACATCGACACAACGGCGGTTGTGACCAACCACCAACTATATACCCGTTTGGGTGGTATTGGTACGTTGCAGAACTGGCATAGATTCCGTCAAGTCGCATTCACACACGAGCCTGCACCAGGAGTTGCGTCATGCGCAGTCGACGCATCCAGCCAGGCCGAAGTACAATCGTTTAGTAGCGCCGTCGATGGTGGCGGTACAGCCGCCGCGCAGCTGGCTGTTTATGAAGGGTTTGCCCCCGTAACACCCGCCGGCCAACATTTGTTGGCAGTTGCTCGCGCCGCCAGAATCAATGCAACTGATACGGGTGGTGTGCTTGCTGACTCATCCGCAACGGTATTTACTGCGGTTCGATCGGCAACACTCTCCTTCCGTGAGATGGCTAATCACCTCACCGTTCTTGACGGCTTGAGCACCGCCGCCGCGCAAGCCGCGTTGTACTCAGCGTTGCCAGACGAATCCGACTCATCTCAGGCATTGATCGCGTACGCGGTCGCTGCGTCACTCGTACCTGGCGCCACGTCTACCAGTGTGTTCAACGCCGTCCAGAGATCTGGCTACAACTCTCACCCAACCGTCAGCGGAAGCTGTGCCCGTGTTGAAGTCCGTCGCCACACGCAGATGGTCGACCGCATCACCATCACTGCGCATGGTATTGCCATCTACAACGATATGCCCGCCATTCTGTTCCACAGTTACCAACCAGTTACATTTGGTGGTCACAATGTGCGTACACCAGCCGATTCTGGCGTTCACTTGATCACATTTGCGTTGTACCCCAACTCGTACCAACCCAGTGGTCATATCAATCTTTCACGCGCACGTGAGTTCTACTTGCGCTTCACTAGCAGCGTCATTAGCCCAAGTTCCACAGCAGATATGATTGTATTGGGTTCCGCAGTGAACTTCTTGCTTATCAGTGATGGTTCTGCCGTTCTCCGTTACACCACATAGACCTTTCAACGAAGACTATTAGGCATATTATGCAAACATGAAGCCTACAATAAATGTTGTTATAAAAAATATATTTTTTGACTCACTTGTATGGATTTTCGTGCTCACGAGATTTATTACGACGTCACAAAATCAAAAGTAGATATCAAGAAATCAACTAAGATTGAAAATACATTCGGCAGCCAAGTACATCTCTTTCAATTCTATCAACTCTTTTCGGGCATCGGACAACTCATCCACAAGTGTTTCGACAACATTAGCGATGATGTTGCGCTCACGAGTCACCCTGTCGATATTGAAACGGAGCGCTCCGTTTTCACGAGTCACCCTGTCGAGTTTGGCACGGAGCGCTTCGTTTTCACGACGACACTGAATATCGTCATTAATTACCTCGTGTGCTAATTCCAGTACGCGTTTATCATATATGCGATGTCGATTGTTTTTCTCAACAATTCGTTCGAGTTTGGCAATGCGCATATCTTTATCGCATGGATTGCTGTCAGCCATCGATAGTGTTACTCACTCATAAATTCAAATTCAAAAATAACATCACACAGTCGCTCACTATCAGAGCGAATGTCAGCTAGCTGAGTTGACTACCGCAAGTAACAAAAAAATAATAGCGAGCACCCATAAACAATGAAATTGAGTATAATATTTATTTTTTTTGCTCACCCATGGCTGTACTTGGTGCTTCAGCCTCAGTAAAGAAGTTGGACCTCTGTACTTCCAAACCTCCCTGAGTCATATTGATAACATCGACTTGGATTGCATCATCAGGGCATGCGTCACTGAGTCCAGCGTCCGGGTATTCAACCGCGCGTGACTTATCTACATTAATACCCGATCGTACTGATAAATCGGTGGTGTTCGCAGTGATAGCACCATTTGGTGCACGTGTTACATTGGCCAACCGCTCGCGTTCTTTCTGCTTGCTCTTCTGATACTCATCATACATCTTCTTCTGCTGTGCGTAATTAGATAAATCCACTGCACCCATCGCTTCAGCAGTCGACGCGAACTCAGACTTGTACTTTCTGAACAGTTTGGAATCGGGACCATCCGCGCCAACATTGGCCAACTTCTTGCGCTGCGCCTTTTTCATCATAAGTTGGCGACCCATCTTTTTATCACTCTCGACCTGGTCTAAATATTCAGTGACAACTTCTGTATTATCATTCAAGAAGTCTGTGCGCTCTTTATTCTTTGAAAACGAGCCCATCAAGTTCCAGTGATGTGTGTATAATGTTTCGATATTCCACTTTACGTCGTCGGAATACTTATGCACAAACTTCTTCGCGGCATCATCGTCGTCAAATACTTGATACGGATTGATCATCCACTCGATATCCGCCTTCTCGTGGTAAATATCTACAACAGCGTCTTTAATCCGATCATGGTGATCGTCCATATACATTTGCAGCTTAAAGTACGTGTCGGCAGGTGGAATATGTTTTGTCAGCGTCTTGCGTGTGTCTGTGTCACCATGGCACTCATCGACGTCATCTACTTCGTCTTCATCCGGTTTGGCCTCATTGTTATCCGTCTTACCCTTCCGCATGTCAAACACATCTTTCTTTTTCCAACTGCGGTTCGACTTTTTGGCAGTTGCTGTCTTGATTTCTTTTCGCTCCGGATCGAGTGGGTTGAATCCATACGATCCACGCACATGCATATCTGGGTTGAATGTAAACAACCCATCTAAAAACTCACGAATAACAATACGCTTTGTCATGTTTTCAGCACGTGATATAACCCGCTCAAGTGTGCGCATCTGTTGCTCGCGCAAGTCAGCCCCATTTTTGTCAATCGCACGTATCTGCCATATGTTTCCTTCCTCACTATTTGTATTTTGACCCGCTCGTGTAGCGGCACCCGCATCCATTAGCTTTTTCTCAGCCTCTTCGACCGCAATATCCGCCTTGTTAGCTTCATAGTATTCCGCAAGTTCGTGTTCTTTGATTTCGCGATCTTTTTTAATGAGTGTAGCCAATTCATTACGCGCAGGTATGGCATCTCGATAAAGGGTCGCTAACAATTTCTGACGGTCACCCCCGGTGAAATCGTCCAAGTTAACGACCGGTTCGTCGTCGAATGCATTATATTCATCACATCCGCGGAACAAAAACCCAATCATACCGGTCATTAGCCACTTCTTCATATATTCCTGCGACACATTGATTACTGACATACAGCATAGTTTCTTTTCACCAGCAATCGTTCGGCCACCTGGTGCGATCCGTTTTCTCAGTTCATTAACCTGATCTTCCGGTAGGCTATCTATCAATGAACTATCTTTAATGCAATCGTTCAACAAGGTATCAAAATCAACCGTTTCGTTTTCCGATGCCATAATAAGTATACTGACCCACTGCAAAAACATTTAAATTGTTTTCAATTATAAATATAGCTCGATCGATTTGTTATATGAGCGCGACCGTGGAAGTGACACATTCCAATATTTTGCAAAGGGTAAATATTATAAAGCAATGCATACAAGTGATTAAAGCGGATGATATGTGTGGAAACACGTGCGATATTGTCGCTATTGTTCAAAATGAATATAATGCATTACGACGTGATTACGACGAACAGTCTGGAACAATGCTGCTCAAATATTATGAAAATGCCGAAAATTCACCAATGTACTTCGCGTTCATCGGTTTTGAAAATATCGCGACCCGATTGGACCAATGCATGCATTATGTCGACGAATGTTGCGAAATAGTTAAAAATACATGGAATATATGTGGTAAAATTGACAAACTCAAAAGAATGTACAACCAGTCACCCGTTTTTGAGCAACCTACGCAGACGATCGATTACACTATGTGTTTATGTGGGCTCAAAATGAATACAACACCTAATGGTAATGCGGTTGTCTGTTATGGGTGTGGGCAGATCAAGTTTATTCACAATGATAGCATTGAAGACACTATATACGGTCGACACGATGATAAAGGTGTCAAACATTGTAAATATGACCCATCACGCAGATGCAAGTTCTGGATAGATAGAATACAAGGAAAAGAGGTAGCTGAGATATCACAAGAGTGTTTAGACGCAGTGAAGGCATGTATCTGCAGAGATAATTTATCAAATTCTTCGATCATATTATGTTTACAAATTAGAGAATACCTCAAAGAAACTGGGTTTACTGGGTATAATGATCACGTCACATTAATTAGAAAACTGATAACTGGGTATACCCCACCGTGCCTGACTGAGAAAGAACTGAAAATATTATATCATATCTTTAACAAGGTGATCACCGTGTTCGACGATATCAAACCGGCAAAAAAATACAACAGTCCATATTACCCATACCTAGTGGGAAAAATTTTGTATGATTTGATACCGCCAGGTATGCGTCGTCGACAAATATTAGAATGCATACATATGCAGAGTAACACTACGTTGATTAGTAATGATAAATTAATGAAGAGTATTTGCAAACGCGTTTCCGAAATTAAATATGTACCCACGATCAAAAGTGAGTTTACCATAATTATGTGAATTAAATTACTTGGTATAATACAGCGCGACATATACCCGGCCGTTGTTTCCCATTAAATTATTACCAGCCTTTCTGCCACTCTGTTTCAGCTGGTGGTGGCTGGCGGTACTGCTGATTTCCGACTCAAATAGCGCATCGGTAATGATTAACATTTTACCTCCGCTCACCAATGCGTTCACTGCTTTCCTTATTGCTACAACTATAAATTTATCAACCACGTCGCTCTTTGAGTGATATTTAACACCTTGTATGCTTTCATCAACATTTGGGACGTGAATGATGACAGAATTATATGTGTTGTCATCGACCGTTGCTGATGTAAATGCATTATCTACAATATTGATACGTTTGTCAGATGATACGTTCTGATTCACTATGAGCTTTGCGTACGCTTCTCTCAGTTGGTTATCAGCTTGAAACCCAGTATATGCTCCACCACCACTGTTGTTTATGAAACTAAGTAGGTTCGCGCCGAGATGCATATTTACGTCCAACATATTCCCATGTGGGAGCTCACTAATGAGATCACTCATGGTTGATGGGGGAATAATATCAATTGTGTATGGTTTGGTCATTTTTTCCGTACCCTTCTGCAAATGTTCGTAAGTGACGCTACCATGTTCTTCGATCTGTGCGCGAAGCATTTTAATATGGGACTCCCTATCTGTCCATATTTTTTTAGGCGATATGCCACTCAACCCTACTTGTGATTGCACGATAATGGGTGCCAATACTAGTGCGTGTATTGTATCTACGCTTTCCCCAGTGATAATTGGTCGATCGGAGAATGGGTAGAAGAATGTGGATATATTTTCCTTAAACATCTTCACCAACTCGGAACCGCGATCGGCAACGTTTGAAACGGCCATATCCATCTGTGCCCGCAACGAAATGGGGTCGACGTTACCTTGTTGAGTACCAGCAAGCGCTTCATTAGCTATCGATGCCAGTAAACTATCTAATTTGGTGCGGTATTCGCGATACGAGTCTTCAATAGAGGTGAGTTTTGTCTCGAGTATTATTTTATCATCCTGCATCTTATCGATTAATGGGGTGTTGTGTGGTGGTATTGTCGCAGTCGCAAACACAACTCTGGCTTTATCAGTCATGCCGTGTAATGTTATGATTTTGTCAGCATGCATAATTTGATCATAATGGACCTTCGCCAACTTTGCCCATGTAGCATCGGCGACTGTTTTGGACTTCGCTCTTAACATGGTGCGCAACCCCGATATCCGATGTTTTTTGGTTTTATCCTGTGAAGTGGCTTCCCAATCGTTATGTCTCCGCACACCATAATAATCCGCATCATCGTATTTCTCCTTGTACATGAATAATGTCTTATCGTTAATAAGTTCTCCCCTGAGCGGTTTGTACTCGTGTAAAAACGCTCTGATAGTCGTGTCACTAATCACATCCAGTGTGTCATATTTTCTCAACTCATCTAATAGGTCGGTGACAGATGTACTGAGTATCTGCAAATCTCGTATACGCGTACTGTTTTTATGATTGCGCAGCGCATTATGTACATCACCATGTAGGTCTTTCACCCCCTTATTATCCTGAATGTTATTCCATAGTCTTATATATTGTGTGGTGCATAACACATACAGTGCTATGACATCTTTTATCCCACTTTCTTCGTAGTTTTCCGATGATATACGGGCGAGTATCTCTGACAAACAGTCAAATATGTAGGTATTATTGTTAAATACACCACGATATGCAGTGTATATTTCCGAACGTGCAATGCCCCCTGCGTCCACACACATACGAATAACGTGTGTATTATTGTTTTCAATATACATTGGTCGAAATGGTTCATCGTAATTCACCGCTTTATTGGTCGCACAGTTAAGTACCTTATACGCACCATCGATTTGGTGGCCTATAACTGCAGTTACATCAGGTATCATTCTTTTCAGTGAAGTATTATCCGATGTACGCATTAAAAAGCCAGGTGGGTGATGTCGGTCAGGGTTGCTAGCATGAAGTAGCGTCATCCGACACTTCTGCGGATTCATATCAGTCTTGGCAGATCCATCCATATCATTAAATAAACTTATAAAACTAACGTTATCACCATCAACACACAACGCGTTATATTCACTGTTCAGGTACATCATATGTCTCGGTGCACCCGCGACATGTTCTGCGTTAAACCAATCACCGCCCATATTCGCTGTTACTGCGTTCGCGATATATACAAATTCATACGGTCTCACGACAACAGGAGCAACAACAGGAGCAACAACAGGACCATGAACAACAGGACCATGAGCAACAGGACCATGAGCAACAGGAGCGACAGGACCATGAGCAACAGGAGCAACAGGACCATGAGCGACAGGACCAGGACCACCGGCAGGTCCAGGACCACCGGCAGGACCATGAGCAAC